GGGCTTACATGCCGAAGTCAGCGCAAGACTACCAGACTTACAGGCGCTACATGCACGATATTCTCGTCCTGGCCATCCTGGACACCGGGATCTTCACTAAGGAAGAGCTGACCCTTGTGAAGTTAGGCATTCAGGTGAATGACATCACTCTGAACAGGCAAAAGCCCGACCTCTACAAGGAAGAGTTGACCTCTCTGGAGGTGGGAGAAGTTCTTCTCTCGTACAACCTTGAGCCAGAAGTGCGAAGAAAGCATGAGAAGTATCAGGAGTTCTTCAACACAATCAGAGAGAACACCAGCTTTTCAATAAACTACACTGTGATAGGAGTTGACCTCACTGACCCAGAGTGGGAAGACACCTTACCGAGGATCCCTGATCTCCACAAATCAATGCTTTCAAGTTTCATCTCAAACCTCCGATACATACACGCTAATAGCTCCTTCAAAAGCTACCGAACTGGAAATGAGGATTACTATGCCCTAGACAAATTCAGGTTCGAGATTTCCGAATCTACTGCCAGAGAAGTCGGTGGGATTTGTAACACAGTGTTGAGCAAGTCCGAGATGATTGAAAGGCTGTCGGAGACTGAATTCGGAAAGCACCAGCAAGAAGAGTACATCAATGACCTAGCGACGAAGGTTCTTTCTGGAAAGCCTGTGAAGAGACCAGCCCCCAAGCCCGAACCGCACGTTCCTGAGTCTTTCAAGTCGGAGTGGGAAGCATTCAAATCCCAACCAAGGAACACTGACCATCTTCCCCGGATACTCCAGCTTGGGGCACCAGCAGAGTTCATGGAGGTTCAGCAGACTTTTGAAGAGCTGGTCAAAGAGATAAAGGAGACTCGACATCATGGTGGATATCTAGATTTGATAAAGTCCTTTCTCACTCATTCTTCGCCTGATGAGTCTCACGTCATAACACTTTCTCTGACTGACTCACAACTTCTGAAAGAACAGTTAGAGGGGCCCGGGAGAAAATCAGCATTGAAGAAGACAGGGATGAAGATCCCACGGAAGGCCCCAAAGCACATTGGAATTGACCAGAGCCACATAACTTCTCTGGATGACTTCGTTCAGCAGATCGAAGACACAACCACAGTATGTTAC